TCTTCAATGCGTTCAATCATTTCGTTGCGTTTTTCATCTACTGACTGAACGAAACCTTTTCTACCATTACTACGCACAACCCCTCTTATGACTACTTGTAAAACACCACGACGTGCGCCACCCATTGCTAGGTCCTCACGTTCTTCATTGCCTGTGGTTACAAGTATTGCTGGAAATTGTGTAAGTGCTAATTTGTCTACGTCAAAAGGTTCTCTGCTGATAAAAGCAGGACGAGGCGGTGACATATCGCCTAAAACTTCAATAATATTTTGTGCTATACTTTCGCGATTGCTCATTTACCTACCTCTTAAGGCGTAGGTAATATGTAGGTTCTCTTTCAGTATCTTCAATTGTTCCTGAACTGTCTCTATCATATTCTACACCATCTCTTAAAACAAGTTCCATTTCTCTATCATACTCTTTACGATAGAATTCCATTTTTCTTTCAAATAGATCTTGTTCTGCTTCAAATTTTGATAATTTTGGATAGATATGATAACCAAGTGCTTGGTAACAGCAGGCGCGAGTAAGTTGACTTGCGGTATATAGATCTTCGTCTGGTTCTGATTCTGCGCCAACCAAATATTTTACGTCATACTGTCCGTGTGTTACAGTTGGCCAATATTTAATTCGTAAATCTCTGAATACGTCGTTTTGAGCTTTTGTAATTTCTGCGTCAAAATCTGGGATACCAAAATCAGTGATATCAGGTTCGTAGTGTTCTATATCTGTTATAGTTGCTAATGTTGCCATATGGGTACTTCCCTTTCTAGTGAGTAGAGTCCTTCTCTATCCACAAGTATTTATCAGAATGTGAAAATATATGGCGGATAACGAAGAAAAAAGGGCGATGTTGCCACCGCCCTTTTATGTTAGTAAAGTCTATTCAACTATTACAGTTGAGCGTCTGCGATGATACCAACACCATAAGCGTCAAATAACTCAGAAGCGCCATATGCCATAGAACCAACAAATTCTGTTGCTCTTAGACTTGCGTCTCTTTGCTCTTCAATTCTCATGTCACGCTTAACCATGTAAGCGATAGCATCTGCACTCATTGCCGCACCAACAAATCCACCAGCACTTGGGCCAGTTACATTGTTAGTTTCAAAGATTTGCATACCTGCAACCTGACCAACATAACCTGATCTTAGAGCTTCGTTAGCTAAATCGTGGTTGTTCATTGGAGTGTTGCCGTTACCTGCAAGTGTCTTCTTAAGTTGGAATGCTTGGAATGGGTGTAAGATACACACATATGGTCCAGGAGCATTGTTGCTTCTTAGAGTAGCGGCCGCTTTGAAAATATCGTCCACTGTAATCTCTGCCGCACCTGATCCAACAGTATTTGAAAATCCTTCAAATAATGCCGCAAGTGACTGGTCCACTTTGTTTGCCATACCATCACCAATCTGACGACCAATCGCCGCCGCTACGTCTTCTGCGGCACCTTCACGTGCGATGTCAGTTAGTGATACATTAACACCAATTTCACTTGCTGTTACAGTTGTAACGTCAGTTGAAAAAGTTGTTGGTGTGCCAAGGTCTGTGCCCTCAGCTACTGCGGCCGCCGCAATAGTTCCATACTTTGGAATCTGTGCTACTAGGCCTGGTGTTCCTACCATGTTGTAATTTCTTACTAATGGACGGATAACCGTTCTTTCACTTAAAGTGAATGCCGCCGCTTGAACGATATTTGCATATAGATCATTAAGCGTAGTTGTTGTTGAAATTGCCATAATTATATCTCCTTATGATAGCAAGTTATATACGAACACCTCTTTCGTTCATTATCTTACGATACTGTTCGCGATGTGTGGGGTTGTTCATATCCAATTTAGTCACATCATTTTCTACCACAGGTGTTTGCTTACCTACTCCTTGTCCTGTGCCTGAACCACTTGGTCCTGCACTTACAAAGTGTGGATTCGCTGTAAGGAATTCATTTACCAAACTTGATACTTTGATAGGTTCACCCTTGTCATCATATCTTACTTGTCCGTTTGCATCAACAACATCTACGGCGCCTGCTTCATTTAACTTAACTTGGCCTTTTAGTAGTTGAACCACTTGCTGTGGATTAACTGCTTTGTTGGCACTTGCTTCGTTAAGCAATGCTCCGTCAATTTTGATAGAATGAAGTTCTGTTTCATACTGTTGGATTTTACCTGAGAACTTTTCAGCTTGGTCCTTTAACAGTTTTTCATACTCGCCACGCTTTTCAAGTTCTTCTTGTTTGCGTGCCTCTTCTTGTCCTACCAAGTTGTTGTAATGATCAAGATCAACATTTGAATATTTCTTTTCAAACTTTGCTCTTTCTCTTGCAACCCTTTCTGCTACAATGCGATTTACATCGTCTTGTGTCAGTGTTTGTTCCTTTACAGTTTCCTGTGTTGCTACCTGCTGTTCGTTTGGAGATGCAGTTGTCTCTGTTTCGTTTACCGCTGTTTCTGCGTTCATATTATACCTCTTTCTTTTTGGTTGAGTCTACCACCTACCCTCTTATAGTAGTATGCTTTTATTTATCAATCTAGACAAAATAATGCTTATTTACGGCGTCTACCGCCACGCATTGACTTTTTCTTTTTGTCCTTCTTCTTTTTTCCACCTCTAGTTGCCATGGTTTTTTCTCCTATTGTATGACGAATACTGACGCTGGTAGTTACAGACATTGCACATACCAGATGCCATTATTCGTAGTTTTTACGGTATCAAAATGTTTTTCAATACCTGCCCTCACGCTCTTCCAATCGTAGTCGTGACCCATTACATATCCACCTGGTTTGACTTTTGTCTTATAGGTTTCAATATCTCTGCTAACACCTTGTTCACTGTGATCCGCATCAATAAAAACAAAGTCAAGTGTAGAGTCTTGTATTTGATCTGCTACTTCTGTGGTCTTGCCTTTGATTAGTCTACAGCGTTCACCAAACTTTTTTGTTTTATAGCGAACTTCACGTTCGTGATTCTTGTGATTCCATTGTGTCCATTTGCCCATGCTGTCCCAAGCATCTATACCTGTCATAGTTAAGTGTGGACACGTTTCCAACAAGTGTGTAATTGTTTTGCCTTTCCATACACCTAGTTCAGCGCCTGATGAAAGGTTATTTTCTTTTATAAATTTTTCTAAGGTGTTCCAACGTGCCATTACAGTTTGAATCCTTTTTTCCATGCCTGTAAACTCCAATAAGCAGGCGAAAGATTTTTTTGTCCTTTGACTTTGTCTAACACCGCACCCATCCTTGCATTGAAGCTTCTACGTCTAGTAGGATTGTTCCTACCTATGCTCATACCTTTTTGACCAAAGTTTATTTTTTTGACATTGCCTGTGTTACGGTCTTTGACAAATACTTTGAACTTCTTTACGTCACCACGCGATGGTTTGTTAAGTGTTACTGATCTGCCTCTATATTTTGCCATTAGATTATCATGTTGGCAATAACAGCAATCATCTGTGTAAACACTACGATACCAACTGCGCCAAGCACCTTTTTAATCATTGACATGTCACGTTCCATGTGAGTCAAATGATTGTCTAACACTAGATCCAATTTTTGTTCTAGTAGTGCTAGACGTTTGTCTAAGTCATCAAACTGTTTCATATCTAGTTTCCTTGTTTGACTATAACTTCAAGTTCTTTAACTTTTAGTTCTAATTCTCTCACACGTTTGATTGTGTCTTGAACTTCAACGGGTGGTTTGAATTCATCTATCCACGTGTCATTTTCTTCTACTTCTATTGCTATCATTTCTTGGTTGTGTTCAAGAAACGCAATACGTTCTACTATACCAAAGTAGGCCCATACAGCAATTCCTGTGAATGCTATAAGACTAAGAAGATTTTTTAAAGGTATAGTAAATTCACTACCTTCATTTAATTTATTTGCCATCTTCTATGCCTTCCCAACTAGGATGTTCATACATGCCTAAAGTTTTACTACGATCTAAAATTTCTTTACGTCTTGCTTTTGCTAGACCGTATAATTCTAGTAGATTGTTTCTTGCTCTTATGCCTGCCGCTTTTGTATCTTTAGTTTCAAACTTGTGTATGTTGTCATTGTATTCACTCAACACTTCACGGATTCTTTTTTCCGTGCCCTCTATGTATAAGTTTGATTCAGCTACAAATCTACCCATTCGCCAATGCCTGTTTTGCTGTGTCAATATCCGCTTGTGTTATTTCAGGATGTAGATCTAACATTTGTGTGTCAGTCAAACCTTCCATAATCATCTGTTGGATATGCTGTTGTCTATTTTCAGGTGTTGTAACAGGATGCGTCATTGCTAACTCCGCCGCACTTTCTTCTGTAATTGTTTCAAAAATCAAATCATCAATTCTGCTTGTGATACTTGGATTTGTAATGTTTGCTTCTTTGGCCATTTTTAACATAGCAATGTCATTTGCTTTGTCTTGTATTGAGAAGCTTCTAGCATATTCTACCATACCATCCCATGCCTTGCCTTGATACATTGCCCACATACGCCAAATTTGTTCTTCAGCATGTTCTAGGTTTGCCGCAAAATCACTAATCTTAGCGTTCAACATTTGGAATTCAGTTTGTAGTCCAATGCCTGAAAGTCTACGACTTTCTATACTTCTAATTCCTCCTAGGCATGCCATCCTATCAATGCTTTCAATCTTTTTATCCACTGCACTAAGGATACTTTCAATTGAACTACCGTTTGGTTGTAGTAAGAAAGGTTTTAGTCCTGGGTCTAATCCTTCTTCCATCTGCACTATTGAACCTGCACCTGCACTTGCTTCTGTGCCTCTTGTTTTTACAAGACTAGGGTGATTGGTTAGGCGTATAATTTCGTTCATCTCTGAACTTAATTCATACAAGTCTTTTTGAACGTCTGCTATATCTCCAATTGCACTAACACCAATACCTCTTACAGGACTACGTTGTGCATACACACATACCGCAGGCACTTGTCCAAGTGTGTTTGGCATACTGTCTACAATTGATCCTGTTTTTTCATCTCCGTCTACTTTGTATACGTTGATTTCTGTAGGAGTATATTCTCTTATATATTGAACGTTCTCAATTACTTCTTCTTTTACTTTTAGATATGTTAGGGTATACAATCCATTTGGTTGTCTTTTATACTGCCAGTCCAGCACATTGTCTGGCGTAAACAAACTCACATATGGACGTAATCCTTGTTGTAATTCTTCTGCTCTTGTTCCTACTTGAATATTGCTTTTGTCAACAATTACCCAACAGTTACCATACACCATTGTGTATGCACTTAGGTCTCTTAGGAACGCATCAAAACTTCTACCATCAAGATCTGCATCTTTTATAAATGGTTTTAGTCCTGGGTCTGTATCAATAGATCCAAATTCTCTGTAGATATCTTTTCTAAACAAAAAGCTGTTGAATATACCTACTACGCTTTTTGTGTGGTTGTCTACAGCTACACTTCTTAGACGTTTTTCATAGTCTTCTCTTGATTCATAATAATATGGTTCAAGATATTTTCCCATAAAGTAATCATAACCACCTTGGTATGAATCACCTAAAAATGTCCATCTGTTGATATAGTATTTGTAGGCATCGTGTGCTTCTACAATATAATCAACATTTGTTGTATTGTTTCCTTTTATTACTCTGTCTCTTATATAGGGCATTAGCTCCATCTCCTTGTTGTGCTGGTTGACCCAGAGAATGCCCAACGATCTGGCGTTGTATTGTCATTGTAATCTGTGCGTAATGGATATAGGAAATCTACAAGATAACCTAATGCATCTGCCATATGATCTAATGACCCATCTTTTTCTACGATGTTCGTTCCTGGTTTGTATACCATTTTTTCTAAACTATTTACGATATTCTTACACTTAGGATCAACGAATAAGGATCGCTCTCCTAGTGTGTTTTTTAATTTTGCGTTAACGGCGTTAACTCTATCTCTAATTGCTGTATGTGAATTTCTAACCTGGACATTGAAACCTGCGTTTTGTAATATTGAAATATCTGTTTTACCACCTGCACTTGTTCTGCGTTGACGTCCTGCAGGATCTGGAAATACAGTTATTCTGCTGTTAGGATATCTACGTTTTAGTTCGTCACAAACATCTTCTGTGTTTGATCCGTTCATTAGTATTTCATCTATAAAATATACTTTGCCATTTTCAATAACACTAATGGCACTTGCAAGAGCGCCTACGTTAAAGTCTTGTCCAACATATATTTCTTTTAGGTCTAATGGTTTGTGTGGTTGTATATTTTTTTCTCTATCCCAATTATAATATACTACGCCTGAATAGGTTGTAAATGAAGCTAGATATTCTTGTTCAAATGTTCTTTGATCCATGTCACGTTTTGCTTGTTCAACTTCATCTTCGCTAACATTGCCGCCATCAAGAGTTGTGTATGTAAATGAATCCCAATCATCTGTAGTTTTTGCCATAGTATACATTTCATGACTCCAACTACCAACACCTCTTGGTGTGCCTAAAAACAATGCGTGACCTTTTTTATCTGAAAGTGTAGGTCTCAAAACTTCAGTCCATGCTTTTGGTTCAATGTCTTGAAATTCGTCCATAACAAGAAAGTCAAGGCCAACGCCTCTTAAACTGTCAGGCGCATCAGCACCTTTCAAATATATTTTACTTCCTGATTTTAGACGTAACATAAGTTCTGCTTCATTAGTTGCTTCTACCCAACGAAGTTCTTTTAGTTTACCTTTAAGTTGATCCCATACGATATTTTTTGACATTCTATAGCTGGGAGAACAATACCAAATTAGCTTGTCTGGTTGACTTGCATATCTTGCCAATTCTCTCATTGCGATATGTGTTTTGCCAAAACGTCTGCCTGTGACCGCTACTCTAAAACGAGCATCACTGTCGCAGATGTCTTTTTGTGGCATGCTTAACGGCATATCAATCTTCCCATGGCAACGGTGCTTTTGACTCTCCGTCTTCTGGTGTATCTCTCATTCCAAGATATTGTTTACTAAGATAAATTTGAACCCTTGAATCTCCATTTATTGCCTTTTCCCACATTGCTCGTCTGAGTGACTTCTTGCCTTCTTGTTTGCCTTTTTCTAATATGCCTGCGAATCTTTTTCTTAGGTTTGTTGCAGATGTGCCAATCACTTCTGCAATCTCTTGGTCTGAGCATTGGATACACGCTAATTTGAAAACAAGATCTCTATCTATAGTCTTGTATTTTTTAGTTGTCTTCTTTTGCTCATTGTGTTCCATTATGCTTGTCGCTCCAATACTTTTATTCTAATGTTTCTACTGTCTTGTTTACTGTTATTGGTAACAATCTTGTATTCAACATTATAAATGTTTCCTGCTGTGCCTCCGCTGATAACAGCAGTAACCACATAGTCAGTTGCACTTGTGCTATCAACTGCGAGTGCAGAACCATCGCCTGCAATGGTTTCAACTGTAACAGTTCTTGATGCAATCGTATCACCACTAGGCATCCAGTTTGTAAAATCTAAACTATAGTCTAGAACAGCATATGGATCTTTTTCAATGTAAACGCCTACGCGGTCTTGCTTAAAACCTGTTAATGTGTGGGCCATGCTTACTCTCTCCTATCCACTGGTGTGTTTTCAACATCTACTAATGTAAGATGTTGGATCTCAAGTGTTCTTGTTTCACTAGGAACACTGAAGTTTCTTGTTTCACTTTCAATAGTATTTATGCGAGTTTCAAAATCCACTGTATAAATACGTGGTTCTTCAACAATTTGTAAAGATCTGGACTCAGTATCTACTTGATATATCCTAAATGGATCTATACTGTAAATGCTTAACACACCTACTATTGTTGTGAACGCTGTTATATTACATTCGCCTAAGAACGCCGCACCACCTGTTCCAGTAAGACTAAAGTTGGCATTTAAGTCTGCTTCAACGCCTCTTATCCTTACTGCTGATTGTGTAGTTGTAAAGGTTCCTGCTGTTATAATAACGCCACTTGCTATTGCGCCTGTGATTGCCTGTAGTGTAAATGATGCTGAAAGATTAGCACTTGCACTTACTTTGAAACTGCCGTTAGCTGTTACTGTTGCACTACTTGATAGACTTGCTGTTGTGCTTCTTGTTCTATCTGCTGATGCTGTAAGAGCAAAATTTGCATTTATGTCTGCAGGTATACCAATTACTTGTCTTATACCTGTAGTAACAGTTGTTGCAAATGCTGTTAAATTTGCTGTGCCTCT